TAATCACCCTCTTGTAATTTCCCAATAGGCTTTTGTCCATCAGGAGTAGAGACAAGTGTGTCTGCTACAAAGCAGCCTCCGCCTCCAGAACCTCCTATTCTATGTTTTTTTATTGGTTGTTCTTGAGTCATACAACATCAAGTGAAGCTGAAATTACGGCTGACCCTGTTATGCAGCGACCATAGCAAATTGGGACGGGAAATCCTTGAGGACTTGTGTTCTGAATCCCGCTAAATGAATAGTTGGTAATCAAGTTAGCCTCTGGAGAAGTCCCTGGCATATCAGGTATAGGTGAAAGCATTTGTGCTATCCCACCTAACACCATGCTCACACCTAAAGTCCCTGCTACTTGAGTTGCTATTCCTATTGCAGCACCTGTTCCTTTTGCCGCAGCACCTAAACCCAGAAAACCAGTTCCAGTAGCAGCCATAGGAGCAAAAACAACTGCTGCTGCTATTAATGTCGCTCCAATAACTACCGACCAGAAGCCCCTTCCGCCAGAACCCACAACAACAGGAGTGATTTTAAAAACATCTTTTTCGCTCCAAGGCATAACTAATTTATCCGCATTGTTTTCTGTGATTCTTTCTTTCCCAATCAACGTTTTATAACCAATCCCTTTATCTTTGCTATCAATCAACCACTGATCTAAACCTGGGAAATTTGCACATAAAGCTCTAATTGCTTCCCCTGGAGTATTGACATCAAATTTAAACGTCCCTTGACCACCAAGACGTTTCTTTAAAGCACCGTAAACTTTAACGACTTTCATGCCTCAAAGCCTTTGCTGTTACCTTCTGATAATAGCCGCCATACACATCCCTAGACGATAATCTTCCTTGAACGTGATGGAGAACTATATTCTCGCCTAAATAAATCGCTGCATGATTAGGAACAGGAGATTCAATGTGCATCAATAAAGCATCTCCGAATTTCAAGTCACTGACTTCAATCTCACGGAATCCTTCATTTTTAAAATTATTCAGATATAAATTTTCGCCTTTATGCCACCAATCATCTCTTCTCTCATAATCTTTAAGATTCAATTTCAATTCTTTGTTATACCAATCTCGACAAAGCGTATAACAATCAATAATTCCATGAACAAACTCACGCCCCACATAAGGCAACTCAAAACCAGAAGGCTCACAATATCCCCATAATTCTGTGTTGGGATTAACAACGTACCAAGGAAGCTCTGTCTTTTCACACGCCACTCTATCTGCTGCTGATGGAGCGTGATTCGTTACAGGATGACTATGAACAACAGCAATGATTTCTCCTTTCTCTTCTGCTTCTACATAAGATTGTGGGTCTAATACAAAATGTTCATCAGGCGTTTCAGCAATATTGTTGCAAGGGAAATAACGCTTTCTACCTTTTACAACAACAACTAAACCACAACTTTCTCTAGGTGCTTCAGCCTTGGCATGTTCCAAAGCTTTTTCTTTAATTTCCTTTGGTAGTGTCATTTAATACGTCCTGCACTTGGGAATGATCCAAATGGTAGAGCACCGTCCCCAGGCTTGCTTATTTTGTAAGTATCGGGTCCTTTAAATGTATAACTAACAGCAGATTGTGTTCCTAAAGTGTAAAAAGAATAAGACCCAGAAGTATCAGTGGCAACACTGTAATCTAAGGTTATCTGTTTCGTTTGATCTGCCACATCTCCAGTCGGATCATCCAGAACAACACTTGTTACTCTTGCAGTGGCAGTTGAAGATATGCCAGGACCAACGACAATTTGACCAACTGAAACAGTGACGTTATAGGCTGCAACCAGAACAGTGCTTCCACTTGATTGAGGTGTTGCAGAGAAGCTGTTAGTAGCTGACATAAGAGCAGTCACATCAGCCACTTGATTCATGGTTACTGTTGTTCCACTTACTCCTGTAATCGTTGTACCTGCTTGGATTGCTGTTCCTGTAATTGTCATGCTTGGAGCTAATCCTGTTGCACTGGTGACAATGATTTGGGTGAGATTTGAATTTTGAAGCGTTCCATTAACAGTGACATTTGTAGAGGCCGTTGCATTAGCACTCATCGTTACCACTTTTCCAGCTTTTGAACTAACAGTTGTACTTGCTGGGATTCCAAAACCATCAATAGCGTTATTAACTTCTACTGTTTCAGGGGTGTCTGTCAGTGTTAATTGATTACTTCCTGTTACGACAACTCCTGTTGATTCAAAATTAGCAAACCTTTTTGCACAAGAATCTAACCTCTTCCCACAACGATCAGCAGCTAAAGAACCTGCAACATTATCATCAGCATCAAAATAATTAGCTCCCGTATAACTACATTCAGAGCTTCTATATTCCCATTGACAAATATTTGCTATTAACTGCCTTTTTGGAATAAAAGTATTAGCAAGATCAAACTTAGAAGTTAATTCAAAGGTTACTGCATCCCTATTCTCACTAGCCT